GGCAGCGCACCGTTGTCCACGCATCGCTGTCCGGTGTGTTGACGAAACTCGGCAGCTCGATGAAGCCGGTTCCGTCGCAGGTTGCGCAGATCATTTGTACACATCCGCGTTGATGCTCCACAGCACTAAGGTTGCGCGCTGCTGGTTTGCGCGCTGGTTTACATGCGCTTTGCATATCTCGCCGCGTGCGTGCATGTTGTCGAGGTGCTGCGAAAGCTTGCGCGTGTCCACGCCAACGACGTCAGCGATGTCTGCCGTCTCGCAGTAGGTGACGTCGGCGCTCTGTAAGAACGCAATGATCTTGCGCTGGACGTCAGCCCAATCAATCGGCTCAGGCTCCTCGGTGGGCGCCTGCACAGCCTCTGCCGGCGCTTCATTCGCTGCCCCCAATACGTCACGCGCAGCGCGTCTTTCCTGCACATATGCGGCGACCCACGGCGTGCGCTCGCGCTGCTCTTCGACAGCATTCTGCACGATGATGCCAATGCAGATGTCATCAAGGTTTGCGTGCGCCTGCTGCAGTAAGCGCGGCGAAATATGTACGCTCTCGCCATTGTCAGTACGCACGCCAAAGCCTGTGCCGCTATCTGTGATGTGCGTGATTAAAAACTCATGTGTATGCGTCAAGTTCATTTTGGTTTCTCCTATTAAGATTAATTAGTCATTGCTTGTCTGTAACCTGACTATAATTTATCTCAAAGATAGCTGTCAACAATTAATTTATATCTTAGTGCTATTGACACGATATATGTTTATCTGTAGCTGTTGCAATCAGGCTACAGAAGGAGAGTAAAAATGGAGCTTCAACAATTATTGGTTCGCGTGCGGCCAGAGGTGATTGCGGGATTGGACTTGTATAAGGACAAGACGCGCATGACTAAGGCGGCAACAGTGGAAATGGCGCTGCGTGACTTCTTAGCGAAGCACGATATTGTAGTTGAGCAACCCCAAACTGAATAAGGACTCAACTATGAGCGATCCAGTGACCATTGGCATAGACTGCGGATATCGTACTGGCGGCGTAGCAATCATCACGGACACATGGTCTGAGGTGCATGACTTGCCGGTGTATAGCGAGGGCGGCGTAGATGTCGTGGCGCTAAACGATATTATAATGAGCTGCGATGCTGTCGATCACATATGGATTGAGCGGCAACAGGCAATGCCAAAGCAGGGCGTCAGCTCAACATTTAAGCTGGGTTACGCGTTTGGCCAGATCACATCTACTGTTGCGCTTTCTCGATCAAGGTTTACGCTGGTAGGCCCAGTTAATTGGAAGCGTGCGCTGAATTTGCCAAAAGACAAAGACGCAGCAAGACGTCTGGCGCAGCAATGGTTCCCTGATCGGGCGTCGGAATTAAAATTAAAAAAGCATGAGCATCGCGCAGAGGCGTTGCTGATTGCATTATACGGAAGGGGGCGTGCATAATGGTTATGCGCAAAGACATGTCGAACGAGGCATATCATTTTGAACCGGCAATATCATCATCTGACGTAAAGACGGTTAGCAGCAAGTCGCTGGCGCATTGGAAAGGTCAGGAGCGCAAAGAAAGCGTCGCATTTGATCTTGGCACGGCAGTCCATGCGCATTTGCTGGAGCCAGAAAAAAGCTTAGTCAGATGCGGGCCGGAGACAAGACGCGGCAAGGAATGGAAGCAGGCAAAAGAAGACGCTGATAAAGCTGGCGCTGTGCTTCTGCCGGAAGCCGAATACAAGCAAAGCATAGATATGGCGCAGTCCGTATTGCAGCACAGCGTTGCGCATCATTTGCTAACGCATTCTGATCTAATTGCAGAAGCGTCATTCTTCGTGACAGACCCCGATTTAGATTTGCCGCTCAAAACACGCCCAGATGGTCTATTGGTCAAGCAGGGCATGGCGATAGACGTAAAGACGTGCGTTGACGCGTCGCCAAAAGGTTTTGACCGAGCGGTCAGGAATTTTGGCTACGATATACAAGCGGCGTTTTATTTGCATTGCCTTAATCTTGAGGGGCTACGCATAAAGCAGTTTATGTTTATTTGCGTTGAAAAGGAAAAGCCTTACGCCGTATGCGTTCACGAAATGAGCGAAATGTATTTGCGGCACGCGCATAATCGTATGATGGAAACGCTCTACACCATTAAGCATGCGACAGATAACGAAGAATATGACACCGGCTGGGATGAGATAAACACCATCCATTTGCCGGACTGGATGAACGCGTCAGGCGCGTTCTAACAAATGTTACAACAGATCCCAGCGTGGGGGTGCCACGCAATTTACTAAGGAGTTGCACATGCAACATATTATCAGTAACGCCGTTGCGCGTTATCCACGACTAAACGGCACATATAAATTTGACAGCGGCGAAATGCGGTCTGTGAAATGCGATGCATTAGACGATGGAGCTGCCTATGATATGTCATTTATTATGACGCCGGATCAGGCCAAGCAGCTACATTCGCTTTGCATGGAAGCGTATAACAATGCCGCGTCTATGGACAGCAAAAAGAAATGGCCGGAAAAGCCGTCAAACCTGCCGTATAAAAAAGGCGATGATGGCGAAATAATCGGCAAGGCAAAGCTAAAAGGCGCATATGGCATGGAAAAAACCAGCCCGCCGCGTCAGGTAGATGCCCAGCGCAATAAGCTGCCGGATGACTTTATGCTGACGTCAGGCAGCAAGGTAAACGTGGCCGTAACGCTGGTGCCGTACAATACTGGATCGATCAACGGCATCAGCTTGAGATTGCGTGCTGTTCAGGTGCTTGAATTGGCCGAGCTTCAGCATGGCGTTGATCCATTCGATGCTGTGATCGGGGGCTACACAGCCGCAGCAAGCCCAGCGGAAGATGATCCGTTTGCATTGCCGCCAGCAAGCCCAGCGCCTGCTACGGCAGCGCCCCAATCGGCGTCGGATTCATTCGATGATGAAATACCCTTTTAGGATATAAAAAAGCCCCGCCCGAGCAGTGCGAAACCTAATCGGGCGGGGCAACCATGAGGAGAGGTATGCACGATTATGTTAAATAATTTAAGGCAGGATAGCAAGTTCCCCACCGCGCATTGGGCTGAATGGGGCAACGAGATAGTGAAGCTCCTTAACCTAAAGCAAACCAGCAAGGGCGAGCATCATGGGGCATGTCCGAACTGCGGCGGCAAAGATAGGTTTTGGATAAAAGAGTTCAATGGCGAGGTCATGGTTAATTGCAGGCAGTGCAATGATTTTAAGGCCATACAAGAAGCATTGCGCAGCCAAGGATTATGGCCGGACGCAAATAAAATGCCGGATCTTGCAAGGCCGCAAAATAAAGCCATAGAATGGCCAGCGCAGGGAGAACAAATAATGCCGGAAATCGAGCAAGCGCAGGAAGCGCCAGACGCGGAAACGCACCCGTATCTGGTACGCAAAAACGTACAACGTCATAACGCTATTATTGACGGGCCTGATCTGCAAATACCAATCATAGACGTGACAGGCAGACGCCAAGGTGTGCAGTTTATCGACGAGGACGGCAAAAAGAAATTTTCTTATAAAATGCCGGTCAATGGTAATTTCTCCGTGATCGGCGGGCCAATCAGGGATTTTGCATATGTAGCGGAAGGCTGGGCAACGGCGGCAAGCATCGCACAAGCAACGGGCAAGCCAGTCGTGTTCGCGCTAAACGCAGGCAATATTCATAAGGTCGTGGCTGGTCTTAGGGAAGCCAAGCCAAACGCAACGCTGGTCGTGGCAGGCGATAATGACGAAGCTGGCATAAAAGCAGCGGAGCAAGCATTTGCTGAGCATGGCGTTGAATATATATTGCCGCCAAACGAAGGCACAGATTTTAATGATCTTTGGGTTACGCAAGGGCCGGAGGCCACGCGTAAAGCATTGACCGTGCATAACTTGCTGGATGAGGTGTTTTTCCCAGAGGATGCGCAGGCCCAGCTTTCAAGAAATTATCTGGTCAAAAAATGGCTGGGCGAGGGGCAAATGTCTGTCCTATACGGGCCAAGCAACACAGGCAAATCATTCTTTGCGCTAGATATGTCGTGGCATGTGGCGGCAAGCAAGCCGTGGAACGGATGCAAGGTGCAGGGCGGCAGCGTGCTATATCTGGCAACGGAAGGCGGCAATGCGTTTCACAATCGTATTGTTGCGCTGCGCCAAAAATATCCAGAGCATAAAGATGTTAAGCTTGCTGTCAGGCCCTCGCCGGTCAATTTGCTTGACCCAAACGCGGACCTTGAAAAGCTGGCAAAGCTGGTGCGTGAAGTATCGCGCAAGCATGGGCCGGTGCGCATGATTGTGGTGGATACATTATCGCGCAGCATGGCAGGCGGGAACGAAAATGCGCCTGACGATATGACCAGATTTATTGGAAACGTGGATGCGCTGCGTCAAGTAACGCTGGCGCATATTATGATCGTGCATCATAGCGGCAAGGATAAGGCAGCGGGCGCGCGTGGCCATTCAAGCTTGCGCAGCGCAACGGACGCAGAAATTGAGCTAGACCATGATGCAGAAACCGGCATTCGCTACGCGATAGCCACAAAACAACGCGACATGGAAACCGGCGCAAGGTTTGATTTTGTGCTGGACGTTGTTGAATTGGGGCAAGACGAAGACGGCGATGCCGTCACAACTTGCACCATATCAGAGGCCAGCGCAGAGCAAATTGAGGAAGCCAGCAAGCCAAAAATAACCGGCAAAAATCAGCTATTGCTCAAGCGGTGTTTCACGCAATTGCGCGGTGAACGCGTCGGGCAACCAAACCCAGCAGGCGCAGGATTTCCAGAAGCAAGCGCATACTGGACGATTGACGAGGAAGTTTTGCGGGATCATTTCAAGGGCAAAATCACCGGCGCAACCAATCCAAACCAGTCGTATACGAGGGCAATAGATGCGCTGATTGCAGGCGGTCATTTGGTCAAAAATGAGGGCTTGGTATGGTTTACGGACAAAGATGGGCGTGTGAAGGATTAGACGGCAAAATGAAAAGGTTTAACATTTGATAACGTTTTGCGAGGTCAATAAAATCAATGGGTTACGGGTCAAAATGTTATAAATGTTATTCAATGTTATTGGAAATGGTATAACTTTGGCTAAATGCTGTGAAATCTAGCAACATTAACATTTTACCTTTAGGTAATGTTAATGGTTGCTAGATTGCATAGCTGCGGTTTTGCCAAGGTAAAATTTAGATGAATAAAAAGGGTTTGGAAAAATGGTTGGATCGTATGTTTGCTGAAGGTAAAGCGGTGGCATATCCTTGCGGGCATTTTGTCGGGCGTGAATGGTGCAGGTCATTTGATGAAAAATTGGCAAGCTGTTCAACGCTTGCCGAATTGGAAGGGTTCGCTAACCGGCGCAGGTTTGATCCAAGCTTGCCGCGTTGGACGGCAGCAGAGCGCGCGGAAATATTGAAGCGCAAAATTAAATTGGAAAAGGGAAAACGAAAATGAATACGGATACGACACGCGGCAAGGTGCTGGCAAAGGCGGGCAAGCTTATACACGGGTCACGCAATCGGGATTATGGACCACCGCAAGAAAATTTCCAGCGCATAGCGGTTATGTGGAACGCGTACATTGCGGGCAAGGAGACGCTAACCGCGTCGGACGTGTGTATGATGATGGGCTTACTGAAGATCAGCCGCGTGTCGCATCAGGTGGACGCGGATGGGTTCGTGGATTTGGCGGGATATGCTGCGCTTGGCGCGGAGTGTGCTGGGATAGATCTGGAAGATGGCGATTGGAGGCCCGTAGAGGGGCCATAGAGGCGCGAAACGATGCGTCGGGCTAGGGTGGGTGCTGAATTTGGTTTACGCGGCTCTGTTCGGGGTTTTATGGGGCTTGTCTGTTGGACATAACTGGCGTAGGTTTTGTCTAACGTAGTTTCCTCCCTGTCTACGTTTGTCGCGCCTTGATTGCTCTTTACCTCATATCAGCGACATACTGGACCATGTAAGGCAATTAGCTTTGCATGGTCTTTTTTTTGGGTTAGCGTGGCCGCATGATAAAGCTAACGCTGATAATGCCGATAGAAAACGATGATGAAGCGGAAGCGGAATTGGACGCGCTGGCAGAATATATTGAAGAACGCTTGACTGATGGGTCAAGCGTTCAACAAATTGCGCAAAGCATGGTAGAGGCTTTGGCTGGCCTAGCTGATGATGATGTCAGCGCAATGTTACATTAATCAGATTTTGCCGGACGTCCACGCGGCGTTGGTGGCCATTTGACATCATGCTCTGCAAAGCGTTCAAGCTGCCAGCTATCGGGTGTGACATCAAAGAATATATTTTGCAGATCATGGTAAGCGCTTTGCAGCTTGGCAACATCCGACACATAAAGATCGTTGCAATCGTTAAGCATCCATACGCAATTCTGAATTGCGTCAAATGATTTTTGCAGCGCGTCGCGTTGGTCTTCCTGCAACGCGTCAAGAAACTTTTTACGCGCTGCCATGCGGTTAGCTTGGCTCTGAAAGTTTTGCTTTTCGATAGACATGGTTCATACTCCTGTTTTGGTTAATTGATGTTCGTAAATATCGAACGCGGTGGGGTTGCCCGTTTTGCTTTCGCGGGCCGATACTTCGATAGACGCCGCGCCAGAAAGCGCAAGCTCGTCATCAAAGTTATCGTGCATGATCGTATAGCATTGCAGCCAATCGATCTGGTGTGAATCATTGGCAAGCTCGTTCCATTGATTGGCAATGGCTTGCGCTTGCGCGGGTGTGTACTGGTAAGAAAGCATTTAAAAAGCTCCTGACATAATTGCCGCAATGATTGGCGCGGCAAAGAGGATTGCGCCACCCGCGATGTCATGCGGGCGAATTGATTTAATGATTGCGATAAGCTCGGCGTGGGTCATTGGATGGCCTCCAATAATATTGGAAGCCAAACCAAATAAGACATTGAGCCAAATAAATGCAGCAAGAATAAGCAAGCGGCTATTTTGTGAAGTATGGGCATATTAAAAGCTCGCAATAACGAGAACGCCGCGCTGGACGTCTAGCACGGTGTAGTCGTGCGCAAGATCGCGGGCATAGGCTTCATAGTCGAAATAGCGACTTGCAAGGCTTTCTTGGTCTTCACATGCTAACAGCTCGTCAGCGCGCTCGTCGGCATAATCGCGCCAGCTATCCCAAACGCCGTGGGCGTTTTCTAGCGCTTTCTCAGCGTCGTCAATATTGCCGTTATAATTATCAGCAATGGCGCGAACCTCGTCCTGATTGTAGCCGCTTTCTGCTGCGTTATCTACCAATCGGGAATAGTCAGCTATTGCTTGCAAGTCAGGATATTCGCCAAAATTTGGCAGGTCATCGTAATCATGGATGGCGTATTCTTCTGCATTGGGCGTTGGTGATTTTTCAAGCATTCCGCTAATCTGGTCGCGTATCTCGTCAACCCATTCGCCAGCGACGTCGATCCATCTGCCGTATAAAATGCCGCTATTGTAAGAGGCTAAACATGCTGCATAAATTCTCATTATCTCATTCTCCTTGCTTTATGTTGTTATATCTTGACGATATCTTAGGGATATCATGTGGTCAAGCATAAACTTGCTTTGCTGTCGGTTTATATGTTGCCGCAAGCTTCAAGAACGTTTTGCACGCTTTGTCTAAACCGTGTGATTTAATGCCGGATTTAAATTGATTCAACGTGATGTTGCGGCATTTGTTATTGGTAAGCTGCACGCATTCCTGCTCGTTTGTTTCCTTGTCTTTGATGACAAGCCAGCCATTGTGATAATCTACTTCAAACAATTCGCTTTCGTAATCCATTGTCTTTATCTCCATGTTTTGTTTTTGTTTCATGCTTGACACATGGCAAGGCAGCGCCGCTAAGCGCTGCAAAGCGATGGGTCATGCGCGCCATTGGATCTCTTTTGTTTTTGCATCTTTAAAAATTGCAGAAGCTAAGATTGATCGCGCGTAAACGGCTTTTGACGCGTTGCCTAAATTGGCCGTAGGAAAGTCTTCCTCTGCTAATGTGATGCTTCCCATTGCGCCGCTTTTGCTGATAAACTCAGCGCACGTTCCGTTGCCAAAATCTGTGACTGTCGCAATATATGTCGTGCCGTTTGCTATGGCGTTTGCATAATATGTTTTCATTGTCTTTATCTCCATGTTTTGTTTTTGTTTCATGCTTGACACATGGCAAGGCAGCGCCGCTAAGCGCTGCTAAGCGATGGGTCAAAGATTGACGTCTTTGCGAACGTTGCCTTCACTATCAAGCCATTGCCGCGCATTCGCGCAATCAAAGCAAATGCAAGTTGCTGGCGTTGGCGCAACATTTACCGGCGCAAAATACACAATTGGATTTACAGCATCACACTTGCGGCATGTCATAGTTGGGAAAGCTTGCATTTTAGATTCTCCTTGTTTTGCGTTGATATCTAATAGATAGCATAGAGATATAAAGAGGGCAAGCATAAAATGCAATCAAATGCAAAAAAAGTGACGCGCAACACGGCGAAGCGTCGTCACGCAAACGCGCGCGCGAATACGCATTTTTTACCAAATGGTCAAATTTTATAAGCTGACCAACTGGTCAAGATGCGCCTAAAATGCAGCTATGATACAACCATAGGTAGGCATAAAATGCTAAGGCATTGTTATCGTTACACAATAAATTTAACATAATAAACATTATGCGATAAAGGCCATGCACCAGACGCAACACGGCCAGCTTTTGCAGCTTGCAGGCGCAAAACCCCCCCCGCCAAAGCTTTTCGCCGGTAGTGTTATTATTATACCCTCACACACACAAATCCCGTACCCCCCTGCACCCCCCTTGCCATCCTTCGCCGCCCCACGTAAAATTTTGCAAAATTTGGGGAAAAGCAAATGGCGGGCAGAGCGTTAAAAAAGCGCATACTAAGCGATGTGGCCAAGCGCGGTGGCATAGATTACATAACGGACAAGGTTGCATCAGGCGTGACTTTGGCCAAGCTTGCGGAAGAATATAATTGCAGCAGATCTTACCTAAGCGCGGCTATTAATTCTGTGCCGGACTACCGCGAGGCTTTGGAGCGCGCTAGGAAAGACAGCGCCGATGCTTTTGTTGAGGAGGGCTTGGCCATATTGGATGATCTTACGCACAAGCCTGACCTGACATCGACTGACGTTAGCCTAGCGCGTGAGCGTGTTCATCATCGCCGGTTTATGGCAGGCTCTGCGAACGCTGACAGGTACGGCACGAAGCCTTCGGCTCAGGTGACGATTAGCTTGGGCGACATGCATTTGGATGCGCTGCGTAAGAATAGGTCAAGCATTATTGACGTTACGCCGGAGCCAGACAATGAGTGAAGCACAGGCAAAACTGATG